GTGAAGTTTTTAATGATGTTGTTGACGGTATTCGCAAAAATGTGAGTATTGGATACACAGTTAAAAAAATGAAGAAAGAAGAAGGCGGTTCATACCGCGTGATTGATTACAAAATCCATGAAGTAAGCATTGTTTCAATTCCTGCTGATTCGGATGTTGGAGTAAATCGCGCCATTGACGACGTGACAGTTGTTGAAGGCCATTGTGATGAAGTTGTGACAGATGTTCAAAGTGATTCTTCTGATTCAATTCGCAATAATGTTAATTTAAATCCTAAAGAGGAAAATATTATGTCAGATTTAGACATTAAAGCCGTTGAAGCAGAAGCGAAAAAATCTGCTCAACAAGATGCAGCAAAAATGATTGAACTTGGCGCACGCCATAACCAAGTTGAAATGGCTCAAAATGCTATTGCTCAAGGTCGTTCAATTGAAGATTTCCGCAGTGAATTACTTGACACTGTTGGTTCTAAAGCAGCGGTTCAGCCGCAAAACATCGGCATGAGCGAAAAAGAAATTCGCAAATTCTCGATTGTTAAGGCAGTTCGCGCATTAGCAAACCCACATGACCGCAAAGCGCAAGAAGATGCAGCGTTTGAATTTGAGTGTTCACGTGCTACTGGCCGCAACACACAAGGCATCATCGTTCCTGCGGACGTGTTAAACTCTTATAAACGTGACCTTAATTCTACTGATGAAGCAGCGTTATTTGCTGACGATTTCCGTGGCGGTGACTTTATTGACGTATTACGCAATAAATCTTCAGTTATGGCAGCGGGTGCAACTGTACTTTCTGGCTTATCTGGCGACGTTAAGATTCCTAAGAAGGTGACTGCTGCTTCAGCGTCATGGGTAGGCGAATCAAGCGCCGTTTCTGAATCAGAAATGACCGCAAGTGCAGTAACGTTAACTCCGAAGACAGTTGGCGCTTACACAGATGTGACCACTCAACTTTTATCTCAAGCATCAATCGATATTGAAAACCTTATCCGTGAAGATTTAGCGCAAGCAATTGCAATCGCTATGGATAAAGCAGCGCTTGAAGGTACCGGTTCAAACGGTCAACCTACTGGTATTTTAAACGTTACTGGTGTTAATCAAGTTGCTAACTTCGCAGCAGCAAACCCAACATTTGCTGAAGTTGTAGGACTTGAAACAGCCGTTGCAGAAGATAACGCATTAATGGGCAACCTTGCTTATATCTTGCCATCTTCAATGTACGGTGCGCTAAAAACTACTGAAAAGGCTTCTGGAACAGCACAATTTGTTGTTGAACCACAAGGCACAATCAATGGTTATAATGCAATCGTTTCTAACCAAGCGACAGCCGGAAACCTATACTACGGGAACTTCAGCGATGTCATCGTTGGCCTATTCTCGGGCCTTGAGTTAGTAGTTGATCCATATACCAACGCGCCAAGCGGTATCATCCGTATTACTGCGCGTCAAATGATGGATGTGGCAGTTCGTCACGCACAATCTTTTGCCTTCGGTAACGATGGCTAATTGATTTGTTAAAATCAAAGTTGTGGGGCGGCGTTGTGTCGTCCCAATTTGATGAGGGTAAACCCATGAAATATTTAATTTTAAAAAGATTCCGTTCAAATGGCGTGACTTATGAGCCAGGCACAGCGGCAGAATTCCAGGCAGAAACAGCCAAGCATTTATTAGCAATTGGTCGTGTTGAACTAGATTCCGCACCTACTAAAGCAGTTGTTGAAGAAAAAGAAGAAAAGGTTGAAGCACCGGTAAACCGTGCAGAGAAACCAAAGCGCACACGACGCAAAAAGGCGTAAAAAATGCCAGTTGAAACAGCAGACGACAGAGCAATATTATTAAATGATTTCGGTGTTGATGCGACATATACGCACAATGACGATTCGTCTGAAATTAAAGGCATATTGGACAATGAATTTGAAGAAGTGGAGATTGGCGGATCTGTTCCTTTCGCAATGCAAAGACCACGATTTCATTGTCGCACAAATGACGTTATAGACGCAGTTAATGGTGACACGTTAGTCATTGGCGGAATAACATATTATGTTCGCGTAGTAATGCCAGATGGCACCGGAATGACCGAGATTCAATTGGAGAAAGGTTAATGCACATTCGCCAACAGATAAGACAGGCAATTGTTAGCACATTAACAGGTCTAACCACTACAGGAACAAACGTTTTTACGAGTCGAGTTTATGCGCTCCCACAAGTAGCGCTTCCGGCTTTATGTATTTACACAAAAGATGAAGCAACCGAATATGTCAGCATGACAATTCCAAGAACGTTGCAAAGAAATTTAAATTTATCAGTCGAAATATTTGTTGCTGCGAGTCAAAACAGCGATAACACAATTGATAAAATATGTTCAGAAATTGAACAAGCGATTGCCGAAGATGTTACAATATCAGGCAAAGCAAAAGACACTATGATTACAAGTGTTGATATTGATTTTGATGGTGATGGTGAAGTCCCGGTTGCGAGAGCAACGGTAAACGTCAACATTACTTATTTTAACGAAGAAGGCGACGCCGAAGTCGCAAAATAAGGTGAAAAAAAATGGCAGTTCACAAAGGTTCTGAAGGCTTAGTAAAAATCGGCGCAAACACAGTCGCTGAAGTTAAAAGTTATTCAATCGAAGAAAGTGGTGACACAGTTGAAACCACGTCTTTGGGCGATACGGCTCGCACGTATTTACCAAGTCTTACAACATTCAGCGGCACAATCGAATGTCATTGGGATGAAACAGATTCAACAGGCCAAGGCGCATTAACGATTGGCGCACAGGTTACATTGAATTTATATCCTGAAGGTGATGCAAGCGGTGATTCATATTATAGCGGCGACGTTATAGTAACAGGTGTTTCACGCTCGGCAGCAATGGACGATATTGTCGCTGCTACTTATTCATTCCAAGGTAATGGCGCATTGACATTAACAACGGTATAATCTAAGTTAGCAGTTGTTAACTTAAACAGGATTATATTATGTCAATTTTAGACAAGGCCAAAAGCCATTATAAAGGTAAAATGTCAGCGGAAGCACGCAAATTGGAAGTTCCAGAATGGGGCGAAACGGTTTACGTAAAACCTGGCATTAACCTTCAATCGTTGGGTGAAATTATGCACGCAGCGAACAATGGTAAAGCCGCCGAAGCAATGGCGCTCACTTTGATTTATCGTTTAGTCGATATTGAAGGGCGTCCAATCTTCAAGAAAGTCGATAAGACTGAATTAATGCGACACGTTGACCCTGATGTTATGGCTCGAATCGTTAATGATATTAATGATAATGATCCAGACCAAGAGGATGCAGCGGGAAACTAAAAACCGACCCTGATTTGCGGTTCCGTTATTGGTTAGCAACTCAACTCCACAAAACAGTTGAAGAAATAAACCAAATTGACGTCCGCGAATACATGGGTTGGATTGCTTTTTTCGAGGATAACAAGTAATGGCAAATACGCAATATAACCTGGTTATAAACGGTAAAGATAAAACCGCACGCGCGTTTGATTCTCTAAATAAGCGAATTAAAAGTTCCACGGCTTCAATGGGTAAAATGGCCGGTCGTATGGCCAAAGCCACAGCAGCGGTTGGATTAGCAGGTGCAGCAGCAGGGATCGCATTGACTAAAGCGTCGATGAAATCACTTGATGCGCTTGCAAAAACAGCCGACAAAATTGGGGTAACGACGGAAGCGCTCGCAGGGCTTCAGCACGCGGGAGAAATTACCGGTGTATCGACCGAGGTGATGAACAAATCACTTCAAAAAATGACGGTCAGCATTAGTGAGGCGGCAGACGGGACAGGCATTGCAAAAGATGCAATTGCGGACCTTGGATTAAATGCCGTACAACTCAATAAACTCCCCCTTGATAAAAAGATGAATGTCCTTGCGGGCGCTTTTGCCAATGTCGAAAACCATGCGGACAAAGTACGTTATGCGACAGAGATATTTGGTGCCAAAGGTGCGGCATTAGTAAACACTTTAGCACTTGGCGAAGATGGCTTGAATGCTATGGCAGCAGAAGCGGCCCATTTAGGCTTGGCAATGTCACGCGTTGACACGGCACAAGTTGAAGCGGCTAATGATGCAGTGAGCAGGGCCGGTGGAGTATTTGAAGGGCTAGGCAATCAATTTGCAGTTAGTTTTTCACCTATTATCCAGGAAACAGCAGATTCATTCAGACAAGCAGCGTTGGACAGTGCAGATTTCGGCACAATTGGACAGCGTGCAGCACAATATTTGGTTGAAGGTTTCGCCAAAGTAAGAGATATTTTCCATACTTTATACGGCGTTATGCTTCAAGCGTCATTGGCGACCAAACAAATACAATTAGCGGTTATTAATTTCGGATCCGCAATCGCGCCAGTATTCCAGTACTTAATCGACATTTATAATAAGATGGCGAATTCATTTGTTGGTAAAAAATTAGGTTTGGAACCAATTGCAACAAGTGCAGCGCAAGCATTTTCAGACATGGCCGACAGCGCACAAAATGACATTGAAACGCTTACAGGGCTAATCAATGAATTTGGTGAATCAACTCCGCCAAGTGAAGGCATTATGCAGTGGTATGATGATTTGCAAGCCAAATCACGACAAACGGCAGAGGTAATTGCAGAGACAGCACCAGGAAAAGTTCTGGCAGAAACAGCAGGTGAAGGTACTCAGGGCGTTGAAGATGAAAATCAGAAACAAACTGAAGCAGCGCGTTCACTAGCCGAATTTGAAAAGAAAACAGCGCAGGAAAAGGCGACATTTGCATTGAATCAAGGTGCCAAAATGACCGCAGGACTAGCGCAACAAAGCAAAAAAGCATTCATGTTAAATAAGGCGTTTATGATTGGCGAAGCGATTATGAACACTTATACAGGTGCGACCAAAGCATTGGCAAGTTATCCACCGCCATTTAACTACATTGCAGCAGCCGCAACAGTGGCAGCAGGTATGGCGAACGTTGGCCAGATTAGAGCGCAATCATTCGAAGGTGGTGGTTTCACTGGTGTTGGTGCGCGTGCCGGTGGTTTAGATGGTAAAGGCGGTTATATGGCGATGGTTCATCCAAATGAAACCGTTATCGACCACACCAAACAACAAAAAACAAATTCGCAGCCGGTCAATGTTTCACTGAATATCAATGCAAACGATACGCGTGGATTTGATGAATTATTGAATTCAAGACGTGGTTTAATTGTTTCCCTGGTAAACCAGGCAATGAATGACCGTGGCGCAAGAGGTATCGCATGAGTTATCCAACGACCCCACCATTTGCAGCAATAAACCTGCAATCAAAAAGTCGCAATGTAACAAGTGAGACAAAAAGCGGACGAACTCAGGTGCGTTCTACAGGCTCACAACAGTGGATGTTTACCGCACAATATACAACGTTAACTAAGAGCGCATTCATGCCCGTGTACGCGTTTTGTGTGTCTCAGGGTGGACAGTTGGGGACGTTCACAGTTGTTCCAACAGAAATCAGCAGTTCACGCGGTAACATTACCGGAACAATGCAACTATCAGAATCAGGTGAATTAAGTGAAACGGCGTTAAATGTTGACGGGTTTAGTGGTACAATAAAGGCCGGTGATTTTGTTAAATTTAACAATCACACGAAAGTTTACATGGTTACGTCTGATTTAACTGGTAATGGTGTTTTAAATATCACGCCAGGACTGAAAGAAACCGTTCCCGATAATACAATCGTTATTTATAATGATGTACCTTTTACCATGAGATTGGCGAACGATATTCAAGAATTTGACGTAAACGGGAAGGATTTATTCGACTTTGAAGTTGACTTGATAGAAGCATTATAAGGGCTAAAAATGAGTAGAGGATTACACGCCGACACAATAGCGGAACTGCAAAATAATGCCTTTAATATGTGTAACATCGTTGAATTTCAATTCGATACTGCGCAATATCTTACAGATTACAGTCATGATATAACACACGATGGACAGGTTTATGATTCATCGTCGTCACTATTGGCTATTGCATCGCCTAAAGAATCACACGACCTTCGAGTTAATTCAATAAACCTGGAATTATCAGGCGTCAACCAAACATTCATATCGTTATTTTTGACCGGTAATTGGATCAATCGAAAGGTAATTATTCGCCAAGCGGTTATTGGTTCAGATGGCCAGATTATTGGCGATCCTTTTGTCGTGTTTGATGGTCAGATGACACAGTTTGAAGTGGATGAAGATAATAAAAGTTCACGCGTAATTGTTTCTATTGCGTCGCATTGGGCGGATTTTGAAAAGACAAATGGCCGTTTCACAAATGACAATTCACAACAGTTTATTTTCCCCGGTGATAGAGGGATGGAATACGCCGCAAACAGTATTCGGGATATTAAATGGGGGCGTAAATAATGGGATTATTTGATTCGATTAAAAAGTTTGTTGATAACATATTCGGCGCAATTGGCGACGTCCTTGGGTATGTGTTGGGAATTGACCCGGACGCAGCGGACCAATACAAGGGCCAGTTAATAAATAAAAGTTCAAACATCCAGAAAATCCCGGTTATTTACGGCGAAAGATTAGTTGGCGGAACACGTGTTTTTGTTTCTACTGGTGGCGGTAAAAGCAATCAGTATCTATACATTGCATTAGTCTTATCAGAAGGTGAAGTTGAAGAAATTGGTGATATTTATATTAATGATGTTATTTCAACGGACCCAAGATTCGGAATTAGTTCCGAATTCCCTTCAGGTGGTTTTTCAGGATTGCTTGAAAGGATGTTTGGAAATAAAGTTACTATTGAAAAGTACACCGGAACAGACGACCAGGCACCAACCACATTATTTGATGAAGCGAACGACAATTGGACTTCAGCGCACCAATTAAAAGGCGTTGCTTATCTTGCAATGCGATTCAAATACGACCAGGATTTATTTTCAAGCATCCCTGAAATCCGTGCAGTGGTTAAGGGAAAAAAAGTATATGACCCAAGAACACAAACGACGGGATGGTCAGATAATCCGGCCTTATGCTTGCGTGATTATTTAACAAATTCAAGATACGGAAAAGGATTGCCAGTTGCAGCCATAGACGATGCAAGCATTATCCAGGCAGCAAATGATTGTGATTCATTGGTCACACCGTTCAGCGGTTCGGGTAGTATTTCACTATTCAAATATGATGCAATCGTTGACACTGGTGAAACCATATTCGACAACGTGAAAAAGATTCTCGCTTCAATGCGTGGTATTTTGCCATATTCAAATGGCCAATATTCTTTATTAGTCGATAAAGACCAATCAAGCACGTTCACATTAACTGAAGATAATATCCTTAGCGATATTAAGATTGTAAGCAGTTCAAAAGAAAACAAATTCAATCAGGTAACAGCCAAATTTCCAAATCCTGCGAAACGTTGGGAACTGGACACAGTAACCTATCCGGACAGTGGTTCGACAGAAGAAACGCAATTTTTAACTGAAGATAATCAACAAATATTGTCGAAAGAAATTACGCTTCATAATGTTACTAATGCTTACAGAGCCAAAGACTTGGCCCGAATTGCTTGTTTGGCTTCACGTCGTCAGTCTTTGACAGTAAGTGTGACATGTACTTCAGAGGCGTTAAATATTGCCGTTGGTGACATTGTAACAATTGAACATGATTCACTAGGTTGGACGGGTGAAGCGGTCCAGGAATTCCGTGTCATGGGAATGGTGTTGGATGATAGCGGCGAAGTTGATTTAACCTTGCAGCAATATGATTCATCCATTTATCCTTGGGTTGAACAAAGTGAAGCGGCGGACAATCCGGAAACAACACTTCCAGATCCATTTTTCACTGCACCAGTTACAAACCCAACAAGCACTGGCCAAGCAGTCATTCAGGACGATGGAACAGTTGTTTATTTCTATGATTTAGAATGGGACGAGCCAGACGACGCATTAGTTGAATATTATTTAATTGATGTAAATAAGACGGTTGGCGGCGTTGAAACAGTTGCAGCCGAAACACTACAGACCCAGAATTTAAGTTTCCGCTACATGGTAAGCGATACGTCTATTGATTACGGCTTTACTATTAAGGCAGTCAATGGCGCAGGAACACGAAGTGAACCGGTAGAAATAACAGCAGTCGAAGTTGTAACAGATACTACGCCACCAGGACAACCGACCGACACAAGCGTTCAGGGAACATTTAAACAAATAATTCTTGAATGGACTAACCCAACAGACAATGATTTTTCATACATAGAAATAAAACGTTCAGCAGATAACAACGAATTAAATGCGGCTTATATTTCACAGATTAGCGGCGAAAAGTATATTGATGGTCAGTTTGAAGGCGTCGTCACTTATTACTATTGGATACGTTCAGTAGATACAAGCGGGAACGCTTCAGAATGGTTATCGTGCGGCGGTGGTACCAGTTTGCAATTAGTCACAAATGACTTCGCAGATGGTGTTATCACGCAAGATTTCCTTGACGTATCAACACAAAACATCATTGACAATGCGGTCCTAGTTAGCACATTCAATGACGAGATAAGCGATTTAAATGATGCGATTGATTTAAAAGCACCGCAAAGCCAAGTCGATTCAATTATCAATGATACTCAAAGAATTGATGACACGTTAGACCTGGCCAGTGAGAAATTGCTACAAATGGCGTTATTTTCAGGCGAACAAGTCGGAATCATGCGTGATGCAGGGATTACCGTTGACCCTGATAATGGTTCCGTTACTATCCAGGCAGTGGAAACATTAAGAAGCGAAACAGAAGCACAGTTCACACAGGTTGGAATTGATGTTGATGCAGTTGAAGGGCAATTATCACTATACGCCACACGAACATTTGTGGAAGGTGAAATTGCAGCGGCCCAACTAGACCCGACAGAGTTTGCAGCGTTCACAGACCTTGAAGCAAGAGTGACAGAAGCCGAGATTGATATAAATGCAAATGATGCAAGTATTCAGTTGAAAGCAAGCCAAGTCGAACTTGATAACCTGGAAGGGCGTGTCACTACTGCTGAAGGTGATATTGAAGTAAATGCAGGTCAAATTGCACTAAAAGCAAGCCAATCTTCATTTGATACATTACAAACAAGAGTTAACACGGCAGAGGTGCAAATTAATGCGCTTGATATACCTAGTATTTCTCAAACGGTCACAGCAACACGAGACATTTACAATCGCTTAAACCGTGATGACGTGCAAACCCTTCAAGATTTATTGAACACTTACAATGAACGTGAAGCGGTTAAGCGTGACTTATCATTTGTACGAACTGAAATCAGTGCAAATTTAACTGAAAACCGTGAGGCAATAGCGACAGCCAGAACAGAATTGGCAAGCGCAATTGATGATAACTTAGCGACTATAATCACAGAGCAGCAAACCAGGGCTAGTGAAGATTCAGCATTAGCAAGCCAAATAAACGCACTAACAGTTACAGTTGGCGAAAACAGTTCAAGTATTATTTCAGAGCAGCAAGCCCGTGCCGATGCGGATAGCGTGATTGCCAGTGATGTTTTGCAGTTGGAAGGACGTGTCGAAGATAATGAAGCCGATATTGTCCAGATAAACACAATTGAAGTGACAAGCGACAGCGCTATTGCTCGAAGTGTTGCGCAATTAAATGTGGATGTTGGCGACGCCGAAGCGGATATTGTTCAGATTAACACAGTATCAGCGGAAAGTGATTCAGCCATTGCAAGAACTGTTCACGGCTTAAATGCAGACATTACAGACCCGACAACAGGATTACAGGCGAACGCCGATGCAATCGACGGTATTGACACCGTTGTTAATGACAGCGAAACAGGCTTATCGGCACAAGCGGACAGAATCACAAGTTTATCCGCAACAGTAGGTGAAGAAGCAGTATTCGAGCAGGACACAGCGCCAGAAACAGCCAATGAAGGTGATTTATGGCGTAAAACAATTGAAGGCGTTTATCTTGGTGAATTGTATCAATACAATGGCACCACTTGGGAAACGAAAAGCACGAATTTCGCCAATGCAACTGATTCATTAACTGTTAAAGCAATAGGTGAAAGCGCAAGCCAAGCAGTAGCAATTAGCACGCTTACAAGTACGACCGGAACCAATACGGCGGATATAAGCACGCTAACATCGACACAAAACGGGGTGAAAGCGCAGCACGCAGTGACAATCAATAATAATGGATTTATCAGTGGATTCGGTTTGATTAGCGAATTGATTGACGATGCAGTCACAAGTTCATTTTCAGTGCAAGCGGATTCATTCAGCCTAGCAAGTGCGACAAGTTCGGGAATATGGGACAGCGAAGAAAGTTATTTGATTAATGATGTTGTTACTTATCTTGGTAAAGAGTAC